CAATCGAGCGCGACGGCAGACTCGCTGGCGCCGGCGACTTTGTATTGCGCCCGGCCCACCATGTCTTGCGGGACGCCGGCGCGATACTCGTAAGCGCCGATGTTGTTCCAGCCCGACTCCACGGCCACGGGGCCAACGCCGAACCCGCCATCGACCGTCTGATAGGTCGCGGCCACCCACAGCTCGCCAGCGGCCAGCCCGCTGGGTGGCGACACGCTGATCGTGGTGCCAAGTCCGCCACCAAAGTCAACGGCGGCCGCAACCGAACCCTCAAAAGCGACCGCCATCAGACCGCCCTTACGGTCAGCGCGGTGCGAATGCTCTCGAACACTTCGACCTCGGCCTGCGCGGATCGCACGTCGCGCTTGCGCTGCTCGCCTGGCGTCAGTCGGTTGCGCTCGACGGGAATCCCGATAGAGCAGCGGAACGTCGTCTGATCAGTGCCGTCCCTGTTCTTCGGTCGGCCAGGCACGCGCACCGAGAACCCGCTGCCGTCCTCGAGCGCGACAGTGATCTGCGCAACGAACGGCACGTCGGGCCAACTCTCGATCGTTGCGCTGACCTCGATCTTGTCGGCGTCGTCGCGCGTGAACGAGTCGAGCGAGAACGGCCCGTACTGCCCAGGCGCGTAGACCTGTGAAGCACTGGCGATTTCGCGAGGCATTACACCGGCGACGCGCGGTAGAAGCCGGCCGTGGCAACCTGCGCCGTGATGTCCGAACCGTCCGGGGTCACCGCGAAGTCGTGCAGCGTCAGCGGCACCACGTTCGAGTCGGTGCCCGCCGTGGTGTCGTTGTCGTAGGCCACGATCAGGTCGGTCCAGGCGCTGCCGGCGCCGACGCCAGTCCACGTCTGATCCGGGATGTCCAGATCCACGCGGTCGTTGGCGTCGTCGGGCGCGAACGCCACGATGTCGGCATCGGCCAGGGTCTTGCGCGCGTAGCCGCTGTTCGTCACTTCGGCCGCGTTCGCGTCGCCCTCGATCGCGGCCATCGTGTCGTAGTCACGCAGCGTCGCGTCGGTCGCGGCGCCCGCGTTAAGCGCGATCACCAGCAGCGCGGAGTTGGCCGGGTCGTTGGTGTCCACCCGGTTGTAAAGCTCGGCGACTCGGCCCAGCGCGATGTTAAAAACGAGGTTCGCCATGTCACACCCCCGCTGCGGCGCTCATCGAAGGCGCGAGCGCGCCCTTGACCGCCTTGTATTTCGCGTGCTGCTTCTCGTCGAGAACGCACTCGAAGTGATTGATGCACTCGTACCCGGCGGGGCTCGAGGCCGACGGCGATGGCTTGCCCTCGAACCCGTGCGCCTTGAGGTACGCGCGCGCCTCGGCGGCCACCAGCTTGCCGACGCCGGTCGTCAGCATTTCGCGTAGCGCGAAGTCGCTGATCGGAATCGGCTTGCCGTCGTGGCAGCAGTAGTAGCCAGGCCGGCGCTTCACGGTGTAGACCAGCGGCTCGCCGGTCGTTAGCAGCGTGAGCTTGTTGGCCTCAAGCTTCATCAGGCCGCCGGCGATCAGCTCGGCGACCAGCTCGGTCGAGAAGTTCTGCTCGGCATCGGTGCCGGTATGCCGGAGCTTGAGCCCGATCACCTTGGGCGCGCCAGCTTCGAGCGACGCCGGGTCGTACAGTCGTTTTAGCAGCATGGCGCCACCTCCTTGTGTTGTTGCGCTTACGGCGCAGGCTGCAACTCCGGCTCGCCAAACGTGATTTCGGCAGTGACGGCCTCGGCCTCGACAACCTCAAGCGCGCCGGTCATTTCCACCGGACGCACTTCGCCCGACAGGTCGGCGTCGAACGACGCGATGATCTGCGCGACGCCGCCGCCCACCGCCTTCACCAGCGCGGAGTTCGGGCCGGTCTTTTCGACGGTCGCCACGGTCGGATCGCTCGACCCCCACTCGACCTCGCCATCGATGCGCGCGGGGCGGCCGGCGGCCGTCAGCGGCCGGACGGAAACTGCGACTTGTTGCTCGTTCGTGATGCGTGCCATAGTGCCCTCGACAAAGGTTTGCCGGCCGAATAGCCAGCGGAGGTTGAAGTTCTCGCGGCCTCGCTTGCGCCATACCGGCCGCAACTCCGCTGCGATCAGGTCTACTGCTTGACGCATGGCGCCACCCGATCGGTGCGACCGTTGACGCCATAGAAACCGGCGGCCCCGACCGTCAGGTCACACGCCGAACCGATGTTCGCGGTCCCGCTTACTGGCCCACGAACACCCCCAGCCCACAGGTACGCAGCCCTGCGGACGCATTTTCCACTCAAATCTTTGTCCGCGCTCGAACAGATTGCGGTCGGCGCCACCACCCAGCCGCCTGGCACGGGCGCCGGCGGCGGCAGCGGCAGCCGCGCGGAAACGGCTTTCACGTCAGGCTCGAGGCGCGGGTCGATCGCGGTGCCGGTGGCGTACTTCACCCAGGCTGCGGCGCGCTCGCCGTCCGTGCCGCGCGCCAGCGTGTCGGCGATGGCGAGCCAGTCCGGCGGGAACGCCGACCACGGGCCGCCGGCGATGTAGTGATACAGCTTGCCGTCGATCCCGGTGCAGCCGTAGCCCCACACCAGCCCGACGCTGGATGCCGCGTACACGATCTCGCGCTCGCGCACCCTAGACGTGGAGTCGGCCGTGCGCCAGATCGTCGGGAACGTCAGGCTCGGCCAGCACTGCGGCTGCGCCAGCGCGCTGGACGGCGCGATCAGCGCCACCAGCACTGCGATCGCCATCAGGATCCGCTTCATTCGACCGCCTCCGCTCCTGGTTCGGCACTGGCCCGCGCCACGTTGCCCTCGCCGTCGTAGTCGAACTTGAGGGACTTCGGTCGCGCTCGGGCCCGCTCGCGCTCCTTCGCCACGTCGGCCGCAAGGCTGGCGCCCAGTTCGCGCAGCCGCGCGTTGCCCTTGATAGCTTCCATCCGCTCGGCGTGCGCGTGATCCTGGCCCTTCGCTTCCGCTTCCATCTGGCGCTGCTGCTCGAGTGCTTCGGCCTCGGCCTGCTGCTGCTGCGCGATGGCATCGGCTTCCTGCTTCATGCGCTGCTCAAGCTCGTCGTCCGACGGCACGATGCCCTCGGCGTCCACCTCGATCGCCTTGAACACGTCGCGCAGCTGCTTCGCGCGGCCCTTCTTGCCGACGATCGCCATGTCCTCGGGGTTGCTGCCGACCAGCGCCAGGCCTTGCAGCTTCGCCTGCGTCTGCGCCTCTTTCACCAGGATGGCGGCGGCGCCGCGCGGCACCGGCACGCAGTCGCCCTTGATCGCCGGGTCCGGGTGCCAGAGCATGTTGTAAATGTAGCTGCTGGTCACCGTCGGCTGCATGACATGCACGTCCACGTTGCCGATCGCCCGGCGCAGCCCCTTGGCCGCGTTGTTCATCAGCATCGACAGGCCGGAGTAGGTATCGGCCGCACCGCCCACGCGCTCGTTGCCGTAGGTATATCTCGGAATCCCCGTGCTGTCATCGGCCTTGATCTCCCACTTCTCGATCGTCGCCATGAGGTTCACGGAGTTGTCCGGGATCTGCAAGACGCCGACGCCAGGGTTGACACCCTGAGTCGGGTCCGACTTGAGTTGCACGACGCGCCACGGGAACACCGCGTTCGCGTCCTCGCCGTCGGCGAGCCGGTCAATGTGCGTCCACAGCATCGGGCCGCTCGCCATGCCCAGGTTGTCGGCCAGCGCCGACGCGGCGGCGTTCACCATCTTCTGGCAGGTTTCCGCCAGGTCGGGCACCGACCGGCCCCAAAAGGCGCCGGGAGTCGCGTCGTAGCAGGCTTTCCAGTACGGGCGCCGGCCCAGCGGATCGCGGTTGATCGCGCACCGGATGACGTAGGGTCCGATCAGGATCGCGTCCACCTCGTACTCGCGCACCGGGTCCAGATCCTCCCAGCCGCGAACCTGCCAGGACATCAGGACAAAGCCTGGGACGCTGCCCCAGTAGTGCAGCGCGTCGATGACGCCAGCCGGTGACAGCCAGGTGTAGTAGGAATCCTGTTGCAGGCGCTGGCGCTCGGCCTCGGTCCACAGCCAGGCCTCGAGGTGCCCGCGCGTGTAGTCGCGCAGCGCCTTGCGGATCTCCTCCTCGCGGTAGTCGTCCAGGCCGATGCAGTCGAACAGTTCCTGGCGGGTGTAGCGCACGCGCTCGATGAAGTCGCCGCTCTGGCAGTCGCGCGCGTAGGGCGCCGGGAACGCATCGAACGGATCGACGCGCGCCCACTTCTGGATCTTGGCGTTCTCGACTTTCAACTGCCAGCCGGGCAGCCACTTGAGTTGCCGCTTGTGGCCGTAGAACGGCCCTTTCATCAGCGCCGCCGGGTAGGTCACGAAGTCCTCGACGAACGAGTCCATCGCTTCTTCCCACCCGCCCTCGGCCATGCAGTCGGCGATGGCCTCGGTCATGCGCTCGGCGCGCCGCTCGGCCTCGCGCCGGTAGCGGGCCTGCACCTCGTCGCGCAGCTTCTCGCCGATCTCGCCGGCCACCGATCGGAACTCGTCGCGCGACATCACGCCACCGCCCGACTGGTTCGACTCAAGCATCACGGCCTGCGCCTGCTCGGCGGCCTGCTGAACGATCTCGCGCTTCTTCTCGTCGGGCAACTCGGGCATCGGCGAGGGTTTCAGCATCCACGGCCGGTCGTTCACCGGCATCAGAACCTCGCGGATCCAGGCGCTCGCCGCCCGGCACTTCGTTTCCGTCAGGTCAACCCATACGAAGTTGAGCCCGCCGGTCTGCTCGAGCTGGGCCAGTTCGGCAGCGGAATAGACGCCGCGCCTGGCGCGCAGCGCCTTGAGCAGCCGCAGGCTGACCTTCTCCTTGAATATCTTGTTGGTCTGCCACTGCTTGCGGATATGCCCGGCAAGCATGCACTCGGACGCCACCGATAGGTCGGCCGTCTTGGCCGCGTCCTCGGACTGCTGACTGCGCTCGATGTCGTCGAGGGACGCGACGCGCACCATGGGATTGATGCCGACGCCGGTCAATCGCTGCGCAGACTGCTGCATGAACATGGCTACGCCCCCTTGCTCCACACGACCGGCCGGCGGTTGCGCGGCTGCGCCTTGACGTTGAAACGCGGCGCCGACGCGATGGTATCAGCCACGAAAGTAAGTGCCAACGAGTCGGCGTGGTCGGGCGACCGGCCTAGCCTCTCGGCCTTTTTCAGATCCTTCTTGGACTCGAGTTGGATCCTGGCCCTGCCGTCGAACCCATAGACCGGCGCGATCAGCTCCTCGCCCAGCATGTCATCGTCGGGGATGACGCCGGTTTTCAGCCACTCGCGCATGCGGCCCCACAGTTCCGCGCGCACGTCGTAGTAGGTGTCGGCGGCGGCCGCCACCATGGCGACGTTCACGTCGGCCAGGATGTCTTTCAGGATCGGCACGCGCTTGAGCGCATCGACGCAGCTGGCGCCGATGCCGATCCCGTCGATCGCGATCAGCCGGATCTCCGGGTGCTGCTGCCAGATATCCTGAATCCGCGCAGCCAGGTCGGGCCCGTCCAGGCCTTGGAACTTCCACTGCTTGATGACCATCGGCCCCTGGCGCAGGGTCACGACGGAGTGATCGTCGCCGTACCGCGCCGGGTCCACGCCCAGCCGTTTCGGGTGCGGCTGGTAGTCGCGCGGCGTCAGCTCCCGCCGGCGCGCGGCGGTCACGATCTCCGGCCCGATGAACGTGCTGATCCCGCCTCGAGGTGGCAGGCCGCGCACGCGCACGCGGTAGAAGTCGGAGTCCTCGCCGTAGTCGTCAGCCCACTGCTTGAGCAGCGCCTTGTTGCTGAACTTGGACTGCCGGGCGTCCACCGTCGTGGTGTTCCACCCGCTCGACGATGAGAAACACTTCGCGAACCGGCCCAGGACGGCGACCGGGTTGCCCAGCACCATCCAGATGATCTGCGTGTTGGCGTCGGTCAGCGCGCCCTCGGCGACCTCCCATATCACGTCGTCGATCTCGGCGGCCTCATCGAACAGCAGCAGGATCCGCCGGCCCTTGTTGTGCAGGCCAGCAAACGAGGACGGGTTGTTGCTTGACCACGGGATCGCATCAATGCGCCAGTTCCGCGCGTGCTGCTCGTCGGCCACCGACAGGGATGTCGCCTGATAGTCGAACAGTTCGCGGGTCAGCGACATGCCGTGCCACTTGGACAGCTCGGCCCACGTCTTGGTGCGCAGCTGCGTGTCGGTCATCGCAGTGACCGTGCCGCGCGTGCGGTCCAGGGTTTCGAGCGCCCACTTGATGACCCAGGCCGACAGCGCGCTTTTGCCGACGCCGTGGCCGGCGCGCACCGCCTCGCGCACGATCGCACCGGCATCGCCGCCGGCGCGCAGCGCATCACCGATCCGGGTCAGCAGCGCCCGCTGCCAGTCGTCCGGCCCGGTTTCATGCTCGAGTTCGGTTTCCGGCTCGCCCCACGGGAACGCCCACAGGACGTAGCCCAGCGGGTCGAACTCGAACGACGCGAGGTCGTCCGCTAGCGCAGAGTACGGGTCACCGCCGCCTTCTTCGACGGCGACATCACCACGCTCACCATCGGATCCGGCATCGGTTTCGGGTAGCCGCTGTCGGCGCATAGCATCTTCCGCTGGGACTCGGGCATGTCACCCTCGACGCGCATCGCGCGCGCCTGGCCGTTGATGAACGCAGCCGTGCCGGACTGCCCGATCCCGGTCGCCAGCGCGCGCGCCTTCTCCGGGTCCAGCTTGCGGGTGCCGAACTTGTCGGCCTTGATTGCGGATCGGTGCATGGTCGGCCTCGTTGGTTGCTCCGGCAGGAGTCGAACCTGCGATTTCCGGATTATGAATCCGGCGCCTTGCCACTTGGCTACGGAGCGTCAGATCAGGCCCGGACCAGGCGGGGATGACTGCGCAGTATCCGGCACCCCCGCCTGCCGTGGCTGGCGCGAGGGTAACGCCGGCGCTGTCGCCGGTCAACCGTCGGTCGGCTTGCGGAACCGCAGCTTGCCGGGCTCGAATCGCCCGATCCCCTGGACACTGCTCAACTGCATCGCGCCGGGCAGGCGCTCAAGCAGCTGCACCAGCTCGTCAACGCGCATGCCGCGCTCGACATCGATGGTGCCGGCCGGCGTCGGCGAGCGCGCGCGCCCCGTTGGCAGCGGCGCCCAGCTAGGCTTGCCGCTCATGCGGCCTCGATCGGCGGCATGTTGCCCTCAGCGTGCAGCGCGATCAGCGTGCTGGAATCGGCCCACGCGAACGCCAGCAGCGTATGCAAGGCGCCGAACCGATGCACCACGAACGTGTCGCCGACCGCCGGCACGCGGCCATTGGTCAGATCCAGCGACACGTCCATCGGGAACCCGGGCCGCAGCTTCGTCGGCCGGACGATCACGCGAATCACGCCGTAGGGCAGTGGCCCGTGCCTGATGCCGATCGCCTCGAGCAGTTCCTCGCCGTTCATGCCTGCGCCATTTCCCGAACGCGCTTGCGCGCCGCCGCCAATTTGCCAGCTAGATCCACGCTGACCTGGACGTTGACCTCGGGGCCAATGATTTTGAGCGCCTGCGCCAGCGTGCGCAAGGCAGGCATCGGGTCGCGCAGCTTGATCTTGCGGATCTCCTCGGGCGGCGCGCCGTCACCGCTGAACGCCAGCTGGGCCTCGACCGACGCCACGCAGAACGCGATGTCGTCCTCGAGGTCGGCCGGGTTGACCAGCGCGCCCTTGGCGTCGAACACCTTGCGCACGTCCACGCGCGCCAGGGTTGCGAGCCTGCCAAGCACTTCGTCGCCGTCCATCTGGATCCGCTTCCAGCGGTCGGCGTTCTCCCGCTTGATCAGCGCCTGGACCTTCGGATTTCTCAGCAACAGGTGCGCCTGCTGCGCCGCGCCAGCTTCGGAGTACCCGGCGACGATCGCGGAGCGCGTGCCGTTGCCCGTGGCGGCATAGGCCACGGCGAATGTGTGCTGCCGCACGCTCAGTTCGCTGGTCTTGCGCTTACCCTTGGCTGCTTTGGCGGTTGGCATGAGTGGCCTCGTTTGCCGTGAAAGTGAGCAGATACTAAGCCGGTCTTTCCCGGCCGTCAGCGGCATCGCACTTCCCACCCGCCAGGGTCATCGGAGAGTCCTGGCCGCGAAAGCTCCACCGGGCCGGCCAGGATCCCCGCCTATGCACCGTTCTCAGGCCCAGTGCGCAGCGCCTGCGGTTGCGTTCGGCGGGCTCATTGGAACGCC